GGCACCAACGTCTCGACCACCGGCACGAAGACCGTGACGATGACCGCAATCGCCAACACCGGCAGCAAGGGCGACCGCTACGGCAACGGCGAGGGTCTGCGTCTCTTCGTCGCGGCCGACACCGCGCTCGGCGCCAACGCTCCGACCTGCGTGATCAACTACCTCGACACCGGCGGCGGCGCGGGCGCGACAACCACGTTCACCTCGACGGCGTCGCTCGGCGTCGGGCAGCTGCTCAACACCGGCGCGGCGGCGAACAAGTACAACCCGTTCCTGCCGCTCGCCGCGGGCGATACCGGGGTCAGCGACATCGTGTCGCTCGTCTGGTCCGGCACCGCGCACGCCTCCGGCACCGTGATCATCGGGCTGTGCAAGCCGCTGTGGACCATCCCGATCCCGGCCACCGGCCTCTACAGCAAGGTCGACTTCGTCAACGCACTGCCGTCGATGCGCAAGATCCCCGACGGCGCCAACATCCAGTTCCTGCTGTTCCAGACTGGCGCCACGACGTCGGGCGGCACCGTCAACGTCGACTTCGACTACGGCTACGGCGGCTCGTGATGGACAAGCGCATCCTCGACCTCGTCAAGGACGCGGAGCAGTGGAAGGGCGACCCCTACAAGCTCGCCGCGCTGGTGGCCGACCTGCAGCGGCAGGTGGACCGCGAAGCCCTGGTCGCGGCCGGGCACGAGTTGGCGGCCGAGGCGCTGTAGTGGGCCTGCTGCAAAACGGCTTTCGGGACACCACCGGCGTGTTCCGGTTCTTCGGCGCGACGGCGTCGAACAACGCTTACCCGTCGTCCGACTGGGGCGGGTACGCCCGCACCGGCGCGATCCGCAACCTCACGGCCGGGCAGGGCATCACTGACGACAAGGTCGGCCTGCCTTCCGGCAACCGGCATCCGAACGTCTGGATGATGCCTCAGAAGGCCGGCGCGCTCGCAGCCCGCAACAGCGTCACCGGCACTGGCGACGTGTCCGATGCCGACGTCTGGGCCGTCAAGCTCGCCGAGGCCTCGATCTCCGGTTCCGGCAGCCTCACCGCCACCGGCGGCCTGATCGTCCAGCTCGTCGCCGCCGTCACCGGCAGCGGCGCGGTGTCCGCGGCCGACGTCAAGGCCTTCCTGCAGCTCGCCGCCGCGCTCTCCGGCAGCGGCGTCGCGGCAGGCAGCGCGACGGGACTCGGTGCGTTGATCGCGGCGCTCACCGGAGCGAGCGACCTCGACGCCACGCTTACCGGCACGGGCGCGATGGCCGCGGACCTCGTCGTCACCGGCACCGGCCTCACCACCGCCAACGTCGGCGAGGCCGTCTGGTCCGCGCTGGCCTCGGCCAACAACACCGCCGGCACCATGGGCGAGAAGCTGAATGACGCCGGCAGCGCGGCCAACCCGTGGACCGAGGTGATCGAGTCCGGGTACACCGCCGCCGAGATCCTGCGGCTGCTCGCCGCCGTCGCCCAGGGCGACGCCAGCGGGCTCGAAGGCGCCTCGCCCGTCTTCAAGTCGATCGACGGCACCACCGACCGCGTTACCGCCACCTACGCGGACGGCAGCCGCACGATCACCGGGCGCGATGCGTCGTGAGCTGGCAGGGGCAGTGGGCCGGGCATAGCGCCGGGCGCTGGTTCGGCTACGCGCCTCCGGCCCCGCCGGTCGTGGTGCCCGTGGCGCCGCTGGCGGCCGGATTCAGGCTGCGGCCGCTTCCCGCGGCGCGCATCGCGTGGCTGCAGGCGCGCATCGGCGGATCCGGAGATCTTGCCGGCCGCCTCGACGGTCCGCTGGCCGTACGCGCCCGCCGTGTACGCGAGGAAGAGTTCCTGCGGCGATTGCATTGAAGAAAGGACCCCAGAACATGCAGCTCATCGACATCCTCACCGCCCCCTGGGCCATCACGCCGGACAAGCTGATCGAGATCCGCGCGGTGTACGAGGCGCACGTGCGCGGCGAGAAGATCGACATCGCCGGCGTCGAGGCGCGCCTGGGCAAGCCGCTCGCGCGCGAGCAGCAGGGCTACGAGGTGCGCGATGGCGTCGCCATCGTGCCGGTCGACGGCGTCATCGCGCAGCGCGCCAACCTCTTCACGCGCATCAGCGGCGGGGCGAGCGCGCAGCTCGTCGAGCGCGACATCCGCGGCGCGCTCGCCGACCCGCAGGTCAGCGCCATCGTGCTCGAGGTCAACTCCCCGGGCGGCACCGTGCACGGCACCCAGGAGCTCGCCGACCTCGTCGACCGCGCCCGCGCCGAGAAGCCCGTGGCGACCTTCTCCACCGGCCAGATGGCGAGCGCCGCGTACTGGATCGGCGCCGCCTCCGACCGCGTCGTAATCTCCGGCGACAACGTCTTCGTCGGCTCGATCGGCGTGGTCGCCACGCACGTCGATCGCTCTAAGGCCGAGGAGCAGATGGGCGTGCGCACCACCGAGATCGTCGCCGGGAAGTTCAAGCGCGTGGCGAGCGAGTACCGGCCCCTCGACAAGGAGGGCCGTGCCCACATGCAGCAGTTCGTCGACTACCTCTATTCCGTATTCGTCAACGACGTCGCGGCCTACCGCGGCGTCGCGGTCGATCGCGTCCTGTCCGACATGGCGGACGGGCGCGTCTTCGTCGGCAGGCAGGCGATCGAGGCCGGGCTCGTGGACGGTGTTTCCACGCTCGACGACCTCATCGCCGACCTGCGCTCGGGCGCGATGCCCCGGCGCAAGCCGACCCGAAAGCAGGCCCTGGTGCAGGTCTCCTCGGGCGGTGTCCCGGCGGGGGCCGATCCGATGGCCGGCACCCATGACGCCAAGGCGGGCGGTGCTCCTGCGGCGGCGGACGGCGAGGTCGATGCGGGCGGTGCCCCGGCGGCCGGAGCGTCGAGCGAATCCCAACCCAACCAGACAGGAGCAACGATGAACCGCGAACAACTGAAAGCGGCGCATCCCGAGCTGTTCGAGGCGATCCTCGCCGAGGGCCGCTCGCAGGGCGCCGAAACCGAACGCCAGCGCATCAAGGACGTCGAGGCCCAGGCCCTCCCCGGCCACGGCGACCTGATCGCCAAGCTGAAGTTCGACGGCAAGACCACCGCCGGCGAAGCCGCCGCGCAGATCCTCGCCGCCGAGCGCGCCAAGCTCGGCGCCAAGGCGAACGACCTGCAGGCCGACGCCGCCGCCGTCGCGGCTGCCGCGCCCAGCGTCGCCGCCACCGGCGCCGCCGGCAAGACCGGCGAGGACAAGCCCGCGCCGGCCATCACCGGCCCCATCACCGAGGCCGAAGCCCGCGCCGAGTGGGACAAGGACGCCTCCGTGCGCGCCGAATTCGGCAACCGGTTCGAGGAGTACTTCGCGATCCGCAAGGCCGAGACCACGGGCCGCGACAAGGTCCTCGGCAAGAAGGCCGCCTGACCGGCGGCCCTGACCCCATCCAGCAAAGGACAACAACATGACCACTCTCGCTGCCAACAGCCCCCGCGCGTACGAGATCGGCACGCGCAACCAGCTGCCGGTGATCGCCTCCGACATCATCTACGAAGGCGCCGCCGTCGGCATGGTCGTCGGCACCGGCCACGCCCGCCCGCTCGCCGCGGGCGACGTGTTCGTCGGCTTCGCCGAGGCCAAGGCGGACAACTCCGCCGGCGCGGCCGCCGCGATCAACGTCGACCTCGTGAAAAGCGGCCAGGTGCAGCTCTCCGTCTCCGGCGCCGTCATCACCGACGTCGGCCAGCCCGTGTACGCGACCGACGACGACACCTTCACCTTCCTGCCGGTGAGCTCGGTGTTCGTCGGCTTCGTGAAGCGCTACGTCTCCTCGGGCGTCGTCGTCGTCGAGTTCAACGCCGGCGTGCTGCGCGACCCGTACGGCGAGCGCAGCGTGCGCGAGGTGAAGAGCGCGAACTACACGCTCGACGCCGAGGACAGCGGCAAGACGATCTTCGTCGACACCGACGCCTTCACGCTCACCCTGCCGGCGATCGCGACGGGCCTGGACGGCGTCAAGATCGTCAACATCGGCGCGTTCGGCACGATCGCGGTGACGATCAGCCCGAACGCCGCGGACATGATCCTCGGCCCGGACATCACCGGCGCGGACGACAAGGACCTGATCAACACCAAGGCCACCGCGAAGCGCGGCGACTACGTGGTCCTCGGCGGCAACGACGCCGACGGCTACTCGGTGCAGGAAATGCGCGGCACCTGGGCCCGCCAGGCGTAACGGTCCGAACCCCTCAGACAAGAAAGGAACACGACAATGGACCAGAACCTCCTCACCAGCCGCGCCATCCGCGGCATGTACTACGCCCGCCTCGAGGCCGACCCCGGCATGGCGTGGATCGACGGCGTCTCCAACCTCTTCGGCAGCGACCAGGAGAGCGAGACGTACAACTTCCTCGGCCAGTCGCCGGCGATGCGCCTGTGGATCGGCGGCCGCCAGGCCAAGGGCTTCAGCGGCCAGGGCATCACGATCGTCAACTCGCACTACGAGGCGACGATCGAGATCCGCAAGAAGGACGCGCGCCGCGACAAGACCGGGCAGATCAGCGCCCGCATGCAGGAGTTCGCCGACCGCGCCCAGACCCACTGGGCGAGCCTGCTCTCGACGCTGCTCCTCAACGCGCCGAGCACCGCCTGCTACGACGGCCAGTACTTCTTCGACACCGACCACTCCGAAGGCTCGAGCGGCTCGCAGTCGAACGACATCACCGTCGACATCTCGGCGCTGCCCGCCGCCGTGCACGGCTCCGTCACGGCGCCGAGCATGGAAGAGATGCAGCAGTCGATCCTCGCGGGCATCGCGCAGATCCTGTCGTTCAAGGACGACCGGGGCGAGCCGATGAACGAGAACGCCAAGCGCTTCGTCGTCGTCGTGCCGGTGAGCCTGTACCTGGTCGCCGTCGCGGCGGTGAGCGGGCTCACCACGGCGGCGCTCGCGCAGAACCTCAACCCCAACCTCATCGCGGGGCTGAACGTCGACGTGCAGATGAACGCGCGCCTCACCTGGACCGACTCCTTCTCGATCTTCCGCACCGACAGCCCGATCAAGGCGTTCATCCGCCAGACCGAGCAGGAAGTCGAGATGAAGTCCAAGGCCGAGGGCTCCGAGTACGAGTTCGACAACGATGCCTGGCAGTTCGGCATCGACGCGTGGCGCGGCGTCGGCTACGGCTACTGGCAGCGCGCCTGCTACGTCACGATGATCTGAGCGGTTACGGCCGCCTTTCCGAGCGGGCCCCTGCGGGGGCCCGTTCTTTTTCCCGGCGCCGCGCCGCGACGCCCGGAAAAAGGACCCCAGCCCCGGAGGAACCATGAAGAAGATCGTCGCCCAGCAGGTCGTCACCGTCGGATCCGGCGTCGTCGCGCTCACCGAAGCGCAGGCCAAGCCCCGCGCCCACAACCTCGAGCTGCTCAAGAAGGGCAAGGAGCGCAGCGAGTACAACGTCCGCGCCCCCATCCAGTTCAAGGCCGGCGAGGAGTTCCTCTACAGCGGCGAGGTCGACAAGCTCGGCCGCCTGCACGACCCCGACGCCGAGGCCCTCGCCAAGCTCGAGGCCGAAGACCGCATCCGCGCCGAGGTGCGCGCGCTGCTGCAGGCCGAGTTCGAGGAGCGCCTCGCCAAGGCCCTCGCCGAGCAGGACGCGCGCCTGCGCGCCGAGCTCGCGGGCAAGTAAGCGCCGCCCATGTTCGCCGAAGACCTCGACGCCTTCCTGAGCGACGACGAGCACGCGCTCGTCGCCACGCTGCAGGGCGGCGCCACGGCGAACGTCATCCTCGACCGCGAGGCGATCGAGGCCTTCGAGGCCGTCGTCACCAGCGGCCCCGTCGCGACCGGCAAGGCCAGCGACTTCGCGGCGAGCGTGGTCAACCAGACCCTCACGATCGCCGGCACCGCGTACACCATCCGCGAGCGCCACCTCGTCGACGACGGCGCGCTCGTGCGGCTCGTCCTGCAGGCGCCCTGATGGCCAACCACGTCCGCAAGCAGGTCCGCGACGCCGTCGCCACCGCCGTCACCGGCCTCGCCACCACCGGCAGCCGCGTGCACGGCTACCGCGTGTACGCGCTCGAAGGCTCCGCCGACCTGCCGGCGCTCAGCGTGTACATCGACCGCGAGGACGGCGAAGACATCACCATTCACGCCGGCGGCACCCGCGAGCGCGTGCTCAGCGTGCACGTGCGCGGCCTCGCCGCCGCGGCCAGCGCCGTCGAAGACACGCTCGACACCATCGCCAAGGAAGTCGAGACCGCGCTCGCTTCCGGCGTCGTCGTCGGCTCCAGGACCGTCCCGCTGCGCTACGCGGGCTGCGACATCGAATGGGAGGCCGGCGACCGCCCCTTCGGCGCGATCGACCTCCGCTTCACCGCCACCATCCACAACACGGCCAGCGCGCCGGATTCACTCACCTGAGAAGGAGAACCCTCCATGGCAAACGTATCCCTCTGGTCCGGCGTCGGCGTCGCCGTGCAGTCGGCCCTCGCCTCCGCGCTGCCGATCAGCGGCATCACCAAGGCCGACCCCGGCGTCGTCACCTACACCGGCACCGACCCCTCGAACGGCGACTACATCTACCTCTCGAGCGTCCTCGGCATGCACCAGCTCGACGAGCGCGTCATCCGCGCCGCCAACGTCAACGGCGCCGGCAACACCTTCGAGCTCGAGGACGAAGACACCTCCGCGTACGACACCTTCAGCTCCGGCAACGCGCAGGTCATCACCTTCGGCACCACGCTGGCGATCGTCACCGACCTGCAGGTCTCCGGCGGCGACTTCGACCAGATCGACATCACCACCATCCACGACAACGTCAAGAAGCAGATGCCCGGCGCCGCGTCGCCGATCGTCTTCTCCGGCTCCTGCATCTGGGACGTCGCCGACGCCGGCTTCGCGGCCCTCAAGGCCGCGAGCGACAACAAGGCCAAGCGCGCGATCAAGCTGACCTTCGCCAACGGCCAGAAAGTCGTCTTCACCGGCTACATCGGCTTCACCGGCATGCCGGTCGGCTCGGCGCAGGACAAGGTCACCACGCCGATCCAGATCACCATGTTCGGCCGTCCGACGACGTACGCGACCTGATGGACATCGCCAGCTTCAAGGCGAAGCTCGACGGGGCGCGCGCGTTCGAGTGCGCCGCGGGCGGGTTCACCTTCCGCCTGCGGATGCCCACGCCGCACGCGTGGCGCCTCGCGATCGAGCGGCACGTGCGCGAAGGCGGCATGCTCGAGCACGCGCGCGCCATGCGCAGCGTGCTCGACGTCGCGCTGGTCGGCTGGGAAGGCGTCACCTGGTCCGCGGTGATGCCCGATGCGCCCGCCGATCCGCTGCCGTTCAGCGCCGAGGCGCGGGCGCTCCTGCTCGACGAGCGGCAGGACCTCGCCGACGCGCTCGCCACCGCGATCGGCATCGAGCTGCACCGCCGCCGCGAAGCCCTGGAGGCGGTCCGAAAAAACTGATCGCGCGCGTCGAGTGGGACCTCAACCGCAGGGCCGGCGGCGCGCGCGTCAAGTTCGGCCCGGCCTCCGGTCCGGCGCCAGGCCTCGCCCCCGAGGCCGAGCTCGTGCTGCGGGCGTGGGGCTTCTGCGGCGGGTGGAAGCCCGAGCGCATCGCGTACGCGGCCGAGTACCTCGACATCGCCGACGTCGACCAGCTCACCGCGCTGCTCGCGGCGATCCGCGACCGCGTCGACACCTGGCAAGACGCGCAGCGCGAGGCGCGGGAGGCGTCCCATGGCCGCACCGACCCTTAGCATCGACGTGCGCAGCGACCTCGATCGCGCCGTCGCGCGGCTCGCGGTCGAGTCCAAGCGCGAGGTCGACCTCGCCACCGTGCGCGCCCTGAACCGCGCGGCCACCTCCACGCGCGCCGAGGCGGCGCGGCGCATCCGGGCCGCGTACAACATCAAGGTCGGCACGGCGCGCGACCAGATGCGCATCGAGCGCGCGAATCGCAACCGGCTCGTCGCCGAGATCGTCGTCTCCGGGCGCCCGATCCCGCTCGTCGAGTTCGCCGCCCGGCAGGTGCGCGCCGGCGTCACCGTGCAGGTAAAGCGCGGCGCCCGCAAGCTCCGGGCCGGCGCCTTCATCGCCACCATGCGCACCGGTCACCGGGGCGTATTCGAGCGCAAGGGCAAGCGCCGGCTGCCGATCAAGGAGCTCTTCTCCTTGTCGCTGCCCTCGATGTTCACCCAGAAGCAGATTCGCGAGGCCGTCGAGCGCGTTGCGCTCGAGCGCTTCGGGATCGAGCTGCGCCGCGAACTGCGGTACCGCACCGGAGGCTGAGATGGCGGAGAGCCAGGCCAAGCTGATCATCACCGCCGAGAACCGCACCCAGGTCGCGTTCGACGCGGTCAAGCGGCAGATGGACTCCGTGTCCGCCGCGGCCGTCGGCCTGAAGGGTGCCCTCGGCGCGATCGGCCTGACCACGTCCTTCGCCGGCATCTCCGCCGCCTTCGCCGGCATCGTCAAGTACCGCGGCGAGCTCGACGACCTCGCCGACATCACCGGCGACAACGTCCGCCAGCTCGACGGCCTCGCGCGCGTGGCCAAGCTGTCCGGCGCGTCGATCGGCGAACTGCAGCCCGCGCTCGCCAGGCTCGCCAAGAGCCTCGGCGACTCCGGCGAGGAAGGCAAGGCCGCCGAAGGCGCCGTGAAGGCCATCGGGCTCTCGGTCAACGACCTGCGCGCACTCAAGCCCGGCGAAGCCTTCGAGGCGATCGCGCGCGCGCTCGGCAAGTACGAAGACGGCGCCGACAAGGTCCGCGTCGCCCAGGCCCTGCTCGGCAAGGAAGGCGCGAACCTCCTTCCGGTACTCAAGGACATCGCCGAGTTCGGCGATCTGCAGGGCAAGGTCACCGCCGAGCAGGCCGCCCAGGCGGAGCGGCTCGAGAAGGAGTGGAAGCGCCTCTCCGGCGCGCTGTCGGCCAGCAAGTCCGAGATCGCCACCCAGCTGATTCCGCCGATGGCCGACTTCCTCGAGCAGATCCGCGAGGGCATCAGGCTCGCCGGTGGCCTGCGCGGCGCGCTGGACCTGCGCGGAATCGACCTCTTCTCTGGCAGCCCGTTGATCGGCGGCATCCGAGAGATCGTCCGCCTTTATCAGGGGACCTCCGGGCTGCAGGACGGCGCCACCAACGTCAAGGCCTTCACCGAGGAGCTGGAGAAGCTGCGCGCCACGCAGGAGAAGCTCCGCGGCGAAGGCAACCTCGGGCAGGTCGCCGCGCTCAATCCCAGGATCCGCGACCTCGAGAAGCGCCTGGCGCTCGCCCAGAAGCGTGCCGACCAGGACTTCAAGGCCGGCAAGGGGCTCGACGTACGGCCGGGCCTGCAGGACTTCACGAACTTCCAGGAGCCCGACACCCAAGGACGCATCGAGCGCAGCAAGCTCAATCTCGACTTCAAGGGCGCGGCCGGCAAGCCCTCCGGCGACGCGGCAGACCCCTTCGCCGACATCATGAAGCGCATCGCCGCCGAAAAGGCGGGTCTGGAGAGCGAGAAGAACTTCTACGTCGAGATCGCGACGCTGCTCAAGGAAGACAAGAAGCTGCGCGAGGGCCTGACCGAGGAACAGAAAAAGCGCGTACTGCAGGCCGCCGCCCAGGTGGCGCAGGAAAAGGACCTCGCGTCCATTCGCGAGGAGCAGAAGAAGTACGAAGAAGAATCCGCCCGCCGCGCGGCCGAGCGCGTACGACAGCTTGGCGCCGAGGCCGACGCCATCCGCGACCAGCTCGACCCCACGCGCGCGCTCTTCCGTGAACTGGAGCGGATCGACCTCCTGAAGAAGGAGGGTTTCATCACGCTCGAGGAGGGCCGCGAGCAGAGCCGCCGCGCCGTCGAGCGGCTCACCAGCACCGTCACCGAGCAGCAGCGCCTGACGATCGCCGCGAACGACTCCGCGCAGGCCTTCCGCGACATGGGGTACACCGCCGCCAGCGCGCTCGAGGACATCCTCGTCAAGGGCGGCAGCGCGCGCGACATCCTCAAGGCCCTCGGGCAGGACCTGCAGCGCATCCTGATCCGCCAGACCGTCACCAAGCCGCTCGCCGACACCGCCGGAGGCTTCTTTGCCAACCTCTTCGGCAAGGGGCCCAACGTCACCACGTCGCGCGAGTTCAACCAGGCGCTCGACCTGCAGGGCTTCGCCACCGGCGGCAGCTTCACCGTCGGCGGCGCCGGCGGCACCGACTCGCAGCTCGTGGCCTTTCGCGCCACGCCCGGCGAGGAGGTCTCGATCCGCACTCCCGGCCAGCAGGCCGCGAACGGCGGCACGTACTACATCGACGCCCGCGGCGCCGACGCCGGCGGCCTTGCGCGCCTCGAGCAGACCATCCGCAACCTGAACGGCTCGATCGAGCGCCGCGCCGTCGCCGCCGTCTTCAACGCCAACGTCCGCGGGGTGCGGGTGTGACGATCAGCTATCCGCTCAGCCTGCCGTCGACCGGCTTTGCGCCGGGCACCGGCATCCGCGCGCGCGCGGGTGCGGCGGTGAGCGAGTCGCCCTTCACCGGCGAGCAGCAGGTGTACGTGCACCAGCTCGAGGTGTGGTCGGCGCAGCTCGTGCTGCCGCCCATGTCGCGCGCCGACGCCGAGGGGTGGATCGGCTTTCTCCTCTCGCTCAACGGCCGCGAGGGCACCTTCCTCTTCGGCGACCCGCGCAACACGACGCCGACGGGCACCTGGGCCGGCTCCAGCCCGCTTGTAAAGGGTGGCAGCCAGACCGGAAAGAGCCTGTCGATCGACGGTCTTTCCGCCGGCGCCACCATCAAGGCCGGCGACTGGCTGCAACTCGGCAGCGGCAACTCGGCCCGCCTGCACAAGGTCACGCAGGACGCCACCGCCAACGGCGCCGGCGAGGTCACGCTCGACATCTGGCCGCGCCTGCGCTCCAGCCCCGCGGACAACGCCCCCCTCACCATCGCGAGCGCGCAGGGTGTCTTCCGCCTCGCGTCCAACGAACTCGGCTGGGACTTCCAGCCCGCGCAGATGTACGACGGCTACAGCTTCGCCGCCGTCGAAGCCCTGTGAGCGAGCGCGACCTCACCGTCGCCATGGCCGCCGCGATCGCGGCCGGCACCGTGCGCCCGGCCGTGCTGTACGACGGCGTCTTCGTCTCCGGCGGCGTCGACCAGCACCTGCGCCTGTGGACCGGCGTCGGCGACCTGAGCTGGAACGGCTACACCTGGACGGGCGGCGGCCAGCTCCTCGCCCTGTCGCCCATCGAAGAGGCCGCCGACGTGCGCGCCGTCGGCTTCACCGTCACGCTCTCCGGCATGCCGAGCGCGCTGATCTCGAACGCGCTCACCAACGCCCGGCAGGGCAAGCCCGGCACGCTCTACCTCGCGCTCTTCGACGCGGCCGGCAGCCTGATCGCCGACCCGTACCAGCTGCAGTCCGGGCGTCTGGACATCACGCTCATCGAGGACGACGGCGCCACCTGCACCATCGCCGCGCAGTACGAATCGCGCCTCGTCGACCTCGAGAAGCCCCGCGAGCGCCGCTACACCAACGAGGACCAGCAGATCTCCTACCCCGGCGACCGCGGCTTCGAGTACGTGCCGAGCCTGCAGGACATGCAGCTCGTCTGGGGGCGCGCCTGATGCGCCGCGACGGCTGGGAGGCGCGCCTCGTGCTCGCCATCGAGGACGCCCGCGAGCGCCCGTACCAGCTCGGCCAGCACGACTGCTTCCGCCTCGCCTGCCGCGTCATCGAGGCGCTTACCGGCGTCGACCGCTGGCCCGAGTTCCGGGGCTACGCCACCAAGCGCGAGGCGCTCGCGCTGCTCGCGCGCCACGGCGCCACCTTCGAGGACGCCTTCGACTGGATGCTCGGCCCGCGCGTCGGCGTACCCGCCGCCCGCCGCGGCGACCTCGTCTGCGTGCAGACCGACGACGGCGAGAAGCACCTCGGCGTGGTGATGGGCCGCGAGGCCGCGTTCCTCGCGCCCGCGGGCGTGATCTGGGTGCCCGTGTCGGCGTGCCTCTGCGCATGGAGGGTCGGCTAATGCCTGGCGCGATCATCGGAGCGCTCGTTGCGGACGCGGTCGGCACCGCTCTGGCGAGCACGGCATTCGGCGCGACGTCGCTCTTCGGCAGCTTCACGGTCGGCAAGCTGGTCGGCACCGTCGTGGGTACGCTGTCCTCGAGCATCGTATCGAGCGCGCTCGCCGATTCCGGCGGCGGCGGCGCCCAGCCCGCCGACCCCGTCCTCCAGACCCAGGACCGCCTCGTCACCCTGCGCCAGCCCGTCGCGCCCTGGCAGATCATCTACGGCGAGGCGCGCGTCGGCGGCGTGATCACGTACATCGAGTCGACCAACCAGGCCGGCGGCACCAACAACCTGCTGCACGTGGTCGTTACGCTCTCTGGGCACGAGCTCGCCGCGATCGGCGCGGTGTACTTCGACGACGAAGAGATCCCCGTCGATGGCACCTTCGCCAACGGCGGCGGCGATTGCACCGGCCGCCTGCAGGGCTACTGCAGCATCGAGAAGTCGCTCGGCGACGAGAGCGGCCAGCCCTTCGGCAGCCTCGTCGCGTACAGCGCCGGCAAGTGGACGAGCGATCACCGCCAGACCGGCCGCGGCAAGATCCTGATGCGCATGCTGGCCTCGCCGGACAAGTTCCCCAACGGCGTGCCGAACTTCACCGCCGTCGTGCAGGGCCGCAAGGTGTACGACCCGCGCACGGGCCTCACCGCGTACAGCGCCAACCCGGCGCTCTGCGTCGCCGACTACCTCACCAACACCGCGTTCGGCTTCGGCGCCACCTATGCCACCGAGATCGACGAAGACGCGCTCATCGCCGCGGCCAACATCTGCGACGAGTCCGTCACGCTCGCCGACGGCGGCACCGAGGCGCGCTACGAGGTCAACGGCGCCTTCCTCGCCAGCGCCGCGCCCAACAAGGTGCTGGGCCAGCTCCTCGCCGCCATGGCCGGAAAGGCCGTCAACATCGGCGGCAAGTGGTTCATCTACGCCGGCGCGTACGACACGCCGACCGTCACGCTCACCGAGACCGACCTCGCCGGCCCGATCCGCGTGCAAAGCCTCATCAGCCGCCGCGAGAACGCCAACGGCGTCAAGGGCACCTTCACCGACCCGAGCTCGAGCTGGCAGCCGACCGACTTCCCGGCCATCGCCTCCGCCACCTACCTCGTCGAAGACGGCGACGAGCGCGTCTGGCGCGACCTCGACCTCACCGCCTTCGTCACCAGCGGCACGCAGGCCCAGCGCCTCGCCAAGATCGACCTCCTGTCCGTGCGCCAGGGCCTGACCGTGGTCATGCCCTGCAAGCTCACCGCGTGGAAGGCGCAGACCGGCCGCACCGTCGCCGTCACCAACACGAAGTTCGGCTGGTCCGCGAAGGCCTTCGATGTCCAGTCCAGCCGCTTCATCGTCGGCGACGACGGCACGCTCGGCGTCGAGTTGTCGCTGCGCGAGACCGCCGCCGCCGTGTACGACTGGTCGACCAGCGAAGAGCAGACCGTCGACCTCGCGCCGAACAGCAACCTGCCGGATCCGTACACCGTCGCCGCGCCGGGTGCGCCCCTGGTGTCCGAGTCCCTCTACGAGACCACCGCCGGCCGGCGCGTCGCCGCGCTCGCCGCGGTGTCGTGGACGGGCAACGACCCGTTCGCGGTGCTCTACGAGGTGCAGTACAAGCTCGCGAGCGCCAGCACGTGGACGGTGCTGCCGCGCCAGTCGGGCACGAGCGTCACGATCCTCGACGTCGCGTACGGCGTGTACCAGTTCCGCGTCAAGGCGGTGAACCAGATCGGCGTGTCCTCGGACTGGTCGCCCACCACCACGAAAGAGATCCTCGGCCTGTCCGCGCGCCCATCGGCGCTCGCCGACCTCACCATCCAGAAGATCGGCAGCCAGGCGCTCATCACCTTCACGCAGAGCGCCGACCTCGACGTCCTGCGCGGCGGCCGCGTGCTCGTGCGCCACAGCGAGGCCACGAGCGGGGCTACGTGGGAGGCGAGCTTTTCCATCGGCAACGAGCGCGGCTACCCCGGCGACGCCGTGTACGTGCTCGTGCCGCTGAAGGCGGGCACCTACCTCCTGAAGGCCGAGGACACCAGCGGCCAGCAGTCCGAGGCCGCCGCCACGATCGCGAGCGACGGCGCGACCGCACTCTCGTGGAGCCCGCTCGGCAGCGTCACCGAGGACGCCACCTTCCCGGGCACGCACTCCAACACCGTGGCCACCGGCGGCGTTCTCAAGCTGGTCGGCACGGGTCTGGTCGACGACATTCCGGACTTCGACGGCATCGCCAACCTCGACAGCTACGGCGGCATCAGCGCCGCCGGCACGTACACCTTCTCGGCCGGTATCGACCTCGGCGCGAAGACGCGCGCCCAGCTCTACTCGACCCTCGTCGGCACCACCGAGAACGTCAACGACCTGATCGACGAGCGCACCGGTGACATCGACGACTGGCTCGACTTCGACGGCACCGCCGGCGGCGGCGCGTGCGACGCCTGGCTCGAGGCGCGCGCCACCGACGACAACCCCGCCGGCAGCCCGACGTGGAGCGCGTGGAACCGGCTCGATGTCAGCGAGTACTACGCGCGGGCCTTCCAGTTCCGCCTGCGCATCATTTCCAGCGACCCGGCCTACAACCTGCTCGTGTCGCAGCTTCGTGCCTTTGCCCAGGAGGTCGTCTAAATGCCCCGCTGCGCAGTCCTCGACGCCGCCGGCGTCTTCATCGGCATGGAGGAGGTCGACACCCCGACCGACCGCCACCTGCCGCAGATCACCGCCTGCGACCTGCCCCCCGGCGAGTACGTCTGGCAGCCGGAGCCCGGCAACCCCTACGGCGGCCAGTTCGTCGCACGGCCGATGCGCCTGCGCCTCGCCGCGCGTGAAACCCTCGCCGCCGCGAAAGGGGGCCGCCCGTGAGCCAGAACGACTTCGACCTCGCCAACGCGAGCGGTGCCTCCTACCGCGCCGACAACAACAGCGCCCTGCAGGCTCTCGCGAGCCGCAGCTCCGGCGCCACCGCTCCGTCCACTGCGTACGCTCACATGCTCTGGGTGGACACCACCAACGGCGTCGTCAAGCGCAGGAACGCGGCGAACAGCGGCTGGATCGTGGTCGAGACCATCGACGAGAGTTTCGTGCTCTCGCGCTCCTCGAACACCATGCTCGACCTCTCCGACTGGGGCAAGACGGTGCGCGCCACGGGCGGCTACACCCAGACCTTCGACGCCGTGGCCACGCTGGGCGATGGCTGGGAGGTCGACTTCCGCGTCGAGTCCGGCGTCACGCTGACCCTCGACCCGAACAGCACCGAGACCATCGACGGCGCGACCACGCTCGCGGTGGTCGGCCCGGCGCGCCTCAAGGTGAAGTGCAACGGCTCGGCGCTGTACACCGTCGCGCTGGACCAGCCGGCCTCCGACACGGTCGCCGGCGCGATCGAAATCGCGACGCGCGCCGAGCAGGAGACCGGCACCGACACCGTGCGCGCCGTGGTGCCGGGTCGGCAGCACTACCACCCCAGCGCGGCGAAGGCCTGGCTGAACGCGCAGGGCGACGGCAGCGGCATCAACGCCTCGTACAACATCACCAGCATCACCGACACGGCGACGGGCAGCCTCGGGATCACGATCGGCACCGACTTCAGCTCGTCGAGCTACGTCATCGTCGCCAGCTCGGACACGAGCAACCAGGACTTCGCTCTGGGTCGGATCGTCGATGCCACCACCGCGTCGTGCCTCTGCTACCGCAGCACCACCGCGGTGCTCACCGACCCCGTTCGCTACCACGTCGCCATGTTCGGAGTGCAAGCATGAAGAAGATCGCGTACAGCCGCCCGGACGGCGGCCTGTCTGTCGTCTCCCCGGTCGAAGGGGCGCGCCTTGCCGCAGCCGTCGTGCTGGCCGATGGGTCGAGGCGCGAAGCGCCGGCCGCCATTCCGGTCGATCGGTTCTTCATGCAGTGGCCGGTCGACGGCGTGGCCGCCGAGTGGGCCGAGACCGAGGACGAGTTCATCGCACGCGTCGTCGCGCGATCCGTGCCGGCGGACGCGACCGACGTGCGCGTGATCGACGCCGATGCGCTTCCCGCGGACCGCACCTTCCGCGACGCGTGGCGCCTGGGCGGCGACGCGATCGTCCACGACATGGAGGCGTGCCGGGGCATTCACCGCGACCGCCTTCGCGCGCTGCGCAAGCCCCTGCTCGACGCGCTCGACGTCGAGTACATGCGCGCCGACGAGGCGGGCGATGCGCGGGCCAAGGCCGGCATCGTGGCGCGCAAGCAGGCCCTGCGCGACGTGACCAGGGATCCGGCCATCGCCGCCGCCGATACGCCGGAGGCATTGAAAGCGGTGGTGCCGGCCGCGCTGGCGGGCTGACGATGGCCGAACCCACCAACACCGCCGCCGGCGTAGCCGTCGCCACCGGCGCCATCACGCTCACCGGCACCGTCGTCGGCCTGCAGCTCGACGCGCTCGTCATCGGCCTGTGCGGCGGGCTCATCAGCCTGATGTTCCTGCCCGCAATGGCGCCGATCCGCGTGGCTGGCACGCTCTTCACCGCCGCCATCACCGGCGCGGCAGCCAGCCCCTTCGCGCCCGCTGCGGCCGTGCAGTACGCGGCGTTCCTCGTCGCGCCCGGCACCACGCCCCTGCGGCTCTTCGCGGCGCTTGCCGTCGGCGTGCTCGCGCAGTTCGCGATCGCCGCGGCGATCAAGCGCGTACAGAAGCAGGGCGGGGAGGGGCAGCCGTGAGCCATCCGCTGCTGGTCCTGCAGGTGCTCTCGAGCATCGCCGGCGTGGTCGTCGCGTGGCGCGCGGTCATGGTGGTCAACGGCATGGCGCACGGCGCGCGCGGCACGCAGCCGTTCTGGGCGTGGTTCGGTTTCGGCCTCGGGTACGTCGGCCTCGCCGGCGCGGCGGTGGGCAGCGTGGCGGCGGTGTGGAGCGAGCAGATCCACGTCGGGCTCTTTGTCTGGCTGATCTCGAGTGCGGCGCTGATCGTGTGCGATCGAAGGAGGGCGGGCTGATGGCGGCGCTGACGAAAGAATGGGCGAAGTGGATGCTGCTGCTGCTCGCCCTGCTGGCGTTGCCGGCCGTCGCCGACGCGCGCACCGAGTTGACCGGCGACATCACCATCAACGTGCCTGCAGACAAGCCGACGCCGCAGGCGGCGATCGACTACGTGCACCAGAGCCTCGACCTGAAGTGCCGCACCGTGACCATCCAGGTCGCCAACGGCACCCATGGCGACGTCACCGCGAGCGGGCCGTTCACGGGAAGCTGCGGGCCGGAGAACGTCGTGCTCCAGGGGAACCTGTCGAACTCGCTGTCGGTGACCTTGGGCCGCGTCAGCGCGATCAACGGCGCGCAGTTCTCGGCGAAGAAGTTCCGCACGCCGCAGCTGTCGGCGTCGCGAAGCGGCTCGCAGATCATCGCCTACGGCCTCGATTTCCTGCGCAACCTCGGGGACTCGCACGTCTACGCGACGGTCGGCGGGTACATCGGCTTCGTCGGCAGCTACACGATCTCGGGCAGCGCCTCGTTCCACTACACCGCGAGCGCCATCGGGTTCATCGACATGGAGCAGCCGGGCGCGACCATCCTCATCCGCTGGGACGAAGGCGCCGCCGATCCCGCGGTCGTGTCGTTCACGCGGTTCGCGCATCCGCGATACCTGGGGTTCATCGACCACAAGGGCGTGCAGGTCGTCTTCAACAGCGGCACGTCGATGGCGATCGCCGACTACTGCTGGCTGACGACGTTCTCCTCGATCCACACCGAGAGCGGGAACCTCGACAGCTATTTCTCCTGCCCAGCGGGCAAACCCGGCAACAGCGCGAGCGGCTATGTCGACTAATACGCCAGGCAAGATCACCTTCGACGTCCTTCGCGCGGTCAGCCCGCGCGCCACGCCGGCGCGGCTTCAGATCTTCGTCGGCCCGATCGCGGCGACCATCGAGGAGTTCGCCATCCAGCGCGCGGCCGATTTCCTCGCGCAGACCGCGCACGAGTCGATGGGCTACACCGTCCTCGAGGAGAGCCTCTGGTACACCGCCGAGCGCCTCATGCAGGTGTGGCCGCGGCGCTTCCCCGACCTCAATTCGGCGCTGCCGTACGCGCGAAACCCCGAAGCGCTCGCGAACAAGGTGTACTTCGGCAGGAACGGCAACACCGAGCCGGGCGACGGCTACCGCTACCGCGGCCGCGGCATCATGCAGACCACCGGCCGCGGCAACTACCTGAAGGTCGAGCAGGCCACCGGGCTGCCGGTCGTCGAGCACCCCAACATGCTGCTCGAGCCCGGCCCGGCCGCCCGCGCTGCCGGCGCCTATTGGCGCGACAACAACCTCGACGCGATCGACGACTTCGTCGAGCAGACCCGCCGCATCAACGGCGGCACCAACGGCCTCGCCGATCGCCAGGCGCTGCTCGCGGCGGCGCGCGTGGCGCTGGGGGTGTACTGATGGGCGACGTCTTCCGCTGGCATCGCTGCCACTCGCTCGACGAGATGGAGGCCTTCTATCGGTCGATCATCCCGACGATGCGCGACGCGGCGCGCGAATGCGGGTACGCGTTGGGCGTGCATGGCACGCTGCGGCGCGACCTCGACATCATTGCCGCGCCGTGGGTCGAAGATCACGTCGATAGGCACGATCTCGCGCGCGAGCTGCAGCTCGCGGCGTGTGGTCTGTCGATGGAGACCTACCAGTGGGAGCGGAAGCCCTGCGGGCGGTTCGCCGTGTCGTTCCCGGTGTGCTGGGTCGAATTCGCGGACCGGCGGCCCAGCACCGGGCACGTCGACCTTTCCGTCATGCCGAGGGGTGCGTGATGTTCGGGATCCCGATGTGGGCCGTGTACGCGATCGCCGCGGCCGGCATCTACCTCGCCGGCTTCGGCAGCGGCTGGCAGGTCAACGGCTGGCGGCTCAGCGCCGAGGTCGCCCAGCTCGAGAAGAAGCTCGTCGCCGTGGTCGACCAGGGCAAGGTCCTCGCGGCCGCGGTGGAGACGTGCAACGCCGGCGTGCAGCACGCTGCCGATGTCGGCAAGCAGGTCAAGTCCGCGCTGCCCGGGCTCCTCGAGGCGGCGCGCAAGGCGCACAAGACGGGCCTTGCCACCGCCGACAAGCTCGACCAGGCGCTCGCAGCCGGCACGCCCAAGGGTGCCGGCTGCGACGACGGCTGGGCGGTCGTGGAACGCAATCGAATGGCCGGGGCACCGCGATGACGGGCGTGCGGAACCTCCTCCTCCGCACGGGGGCGCTCGTCGCGGTTGCCCTGGCCACCGGCTGCGCCAGCCTGCCCGAGATCACCGTCCCGGCCGAGGTCAAGGTGCAGGTGCCCGTCGCGTGCGTCGAGCCCGCCAAGCGCCCGCAGCGCCCCGCGCTGCGCCGTCCCGAGGACCTGATGCTGCTCGACCGCTACGCGCGCACCATCGCGACCTGGTCGAGCTACGAGCGCGCGCTCGGCTACGTGGCCGAGCTCGAGGCGGTGGTGGAGGGCTGCAGCCGGATCCCTGCCGCCCGGCCGCCGCCGTAGGTCAAGCATCGATGTCAGTTTGCGAAATTGCGCAACTTCGCAAGCCGAGGCCCCGCCTCACCGATTCGTCGGTGGGCGGGGCTTTTTGCATTTCCGGGGCGCGACCGCAGGGCGCGCCCCGCTCTCCGCCTGCCTCGCGGTCGGTGCGCGCAGCGCACGGACGCGCCGAAGGCGCGAGCGGGGACAGGCGGGGAGCTCAGGCGGCCAGCTGAACGCGTCGGCCGGGCAGGCTTCCGGGGTATTGTTCGAATCCCTGTGGGGACGCCACTGATACTCCTGCTGCACCGCCCAAGGCGGGCACGCGGTACCTGATCACCACCTCGCCGGCGTCTTCCGGATCCAGTTCCACGCGGGCCACCAGCTGCGCGAGCTGCGCACGTACGGCACCGCCATCGTCCCGGCCCGTGGCGGCGTCTGCGGCCATCGTACGCAGCGCCTGACGCACGTCGTCGACGCCGAGGTCCTGCCACGCCTTCGCGGTCGCCGCCTCGCGCTGGGCGGCCGCCAGCTCGGCCTGCAGGGCATCGCGCTCGCGTTCCTTGGCGGCCAGCGTGCGCAGCAGCGGCGCGGCGGCCTCGCTGTCGACTGCAAGCTCGGCGAGGCGGTGGATCTGGCGCTCGAGGGTCTCGACCTTCCGGCGGGCGGCTGCGGCCCGGGTGGCGCTCGGTGCGGCCAGCATCCGGGCCCGCATGTGCTCGAGCAGGGTGCGGGCAAGCTCGTCGCCTGCGAGGTCGGCCGTCACCGCGTCGACCACGGCGCGATCGACGCGCCGAGCGAGCACGCGCCGGCCGCGGCCGTGGCGGTAGAAGCTGCCGTCGGCGCCGTGCCAGGTGCGGCCGTCCGGCGTGCGCAGCAGGCCCGAGAGCAGGTACTCGTGCTTGCCGGCGTGCGTGGCCTTGGCGCGACGCTGGGCGAGCTGATCGAGCACCGCCTCGGCCTCGGCCTCGGTAATCAGCGCGGGGTGGGTGTCGCGCTTCACGACCCAGTCGGCGCGTGGGCGGTGGCGGGGGCCGATCGCGTCCTGCTCGCGGTGCACGTTCCAGACGGTGTGCCCGGCGTAGGTGAGCGCGTTGCGCTCGATGCCGAGGAGCGTCGTCGGCGGGCATGCCAGGCCGTGCGCGCGCGCCGAGCGCATGCGGGGCACGCCGATCGCGCGATCCCGCAGGAACGCGGCCACGCGCGGCGCCTCATCGCCGGCGACCAGGCGCGACTTCTGCACGGCCCGGCCTTCGCGTACGGCGCCGGTGTCGACGTGCTCGAGGCGGTAGCCGTACGGCGCGCGGCCGCCGGCGCGAAAGCCGTTCTGCACGTTCTGGCGCATGCCGGCGAGGCCCTTGCGCTTCGAGACGAGCGAATGCCACTCGTCGACGCCGTGGAACACCGCCTTCACGATCGCGCGCTCGGCGTCTTCCATCTCGGGCAGGTTCTTGTACACCACCGACACGCCGCGCGGCCGGCACTCGCGATCCTCGAACCAGTAGGCGGCCGCGGCGCGGCGGGCGATGCGCGAGGTGTCGAGCGCGAGCACGACCGTCCACGCGCGATCGCGGCGGCGCAGCTCCTCGAGCAGGCGCTGCAGGCCGGGGCGGTCCTCGTCCTTGCCGGATTCGACGCTGTCGGCGAACTCGCCGACGACGGTGAGGCCGCGCGCGATCGCGAGCTCGTTCAGCTCGCGGCGCTGGACCTCAATCGAGACGTCCGCCCGATCCTTCGACGATCTGCAGTACAGGACGGCGAGGCGCATCACGTTGGAGCAGCTCCAGGAGGTAGCCGGCGAGGGATTCTAGCGCCGCGTCCGGCGGCGCTCCGATCGTTCGAGCGGGAATGGCGTCGTCGTCGGACGGCGAGATCTCGGCGGGGGTGAGGCGACGGTTCACTTGAAGACCGGATCCCACGTCTCCCACCACGTCGTGCGGCGCACGTTCTCGTGGCGGGTGAGGCGATAGAGGTGCCAGTCGCGAAGCATCCAGCGGCCGAATACGATGCAGAGGTGGCGATGCATCACTGGCCGCCCAGCAGCCGGTGCAGCTTCGTGGCGCGGTCGGCGAGCACCTTGGCGGCCAGCGTGCACGCGCGCTTGCCGGGCGCGTCGATGCGCGGGAGGTTCCACAGAAGCCGCGTGTGAGCCTCGCGGATCTCCCGCATCAGACGGTCGCGGCGCTGGCGCTGGTTGTGGGTCACGGGCGCTTGCTTCGCGGCTCGTGCCCGAACCGCTTCCACGCCTCGGGGTCCACCGGCAGCGGCGTGGTGCGGCCGGATTCGAGGTTGACGAAGGCGCCGTGCCACGTGGTGCGGCCGGTGCGAAAGACCTGCCAGAGCAGCTGCAGCGCGGGCGTGACGACGGCCTGGTTCACGAAGAGGTGCTGGCGCTGCAGGGCTTGCGCGAGGCTGCAGCTGGGCGCGTCGGTGTCACCGGCAAAGCGCTTGGCGCCGAGCTCGGGGAAGAGTTCGAGCACGGTCGGCAGGCGGAACTCGTACGCGCGGTGCTCGTCGTCCCACGGCGGGATGCCGAGCACGACCTGCCCGTCGCTGGCGCGGTTGCCGAGGTCGAGCCAGTAGAGCGGCTGCCGGTACGCGCGCGCGAGGCCTGCGCCGATCGCGGCGCGGGCCTTGGCGCTGTCGACGCAGGTGATGAGGATCCGCGGCTCGCGGTCGCCGCGCACGTTGCCGCTGTACGCGGCCGCGTGACCGATCCAGTCGGTGCCGTACCAGGCGTTCAGGCGCGTGGCGAGCACGGCGGCCTTCGACTGCCCGACGTCGGCCGGCGCGAAGAGTTGCCGGCCGAGGTTGGCCTCGCTGACGGTGTCGGGGTCCCAGATCTCGACGTCGAGCCCGGGGTGGCCGAGCGCGCGGATCGCGGTGTCGAGCCGCGCGAGGCCGGCGGCCATGAGGCTGCCGTTGCCGCCGGCGCCGGCGAGCTCGATGGTGACGCGCCGGGCGATCAGGTCGGGGTGGGTGCAGTGCTCGTAGATCATCACGCGACCTCGAGGAAGAGCCCGTGCGCGCAGAGGCGCACGGCGTGGCTGGGCTCGCGGGCGTGCAGCTCGCCGAGCACGATGGCGAGCTTCACCTCGCCGACGTCGTCGGCGTCGTCGGTGGCCGAGAAGCCCGCCGCGAGGCGCCCGTGCGAGTGCAGGTCGACCGCGAAATGCTCATGCGCCGCGAGCCGCGGGCGCTCGAAGGTGACGCTGCCGGGGGTGGCGTCGGTGGGGTCGATGGGCTCGTAGTGGAGGCGTGCGAAGGTCGTGTTCCAGATGCCCCACGCGGCGCACTCGGCGGGCAGCGCCAGTTCGGCGTCGCTGCGAAAACGCTCGATCAGCTGCTCCAGCTCCCAGCGCTCCCAGGCGAAACGCAGCGCCATGTCGATGTCGCCGTAGGGCAGGTCGATCGCGCTCTCGGCGATGAGTTGGCGCAGGTACAACCACGGCCGGCGCACCTCGAGCCAGAGGCCGTTCGAGGCGGCAAGGTAGCGGTGCCCGTTCGTGGCCAGCGGCTCGAACGTGCCGTGCCGCGGCACCAGCACCATCGGCGAATGGCGCTGCAGGATCTCGTCGCGGCGGTCAGTCACGGCCGCGCCCCTTCTCCATGCGCTGCACGAGGCCCTCGAGCGTGAGCTTGGCGTCGACGAGCTGGTCGACGGGGAACTCGGTCATGCCGGGCCCGAGGTCGAGCAGGTCGCGCCAGAAGGCGTACGGGCCGCCTTCCGCGCGCAGCAGGCGCTCGCGGCCGCGCACGTTGGGGTGCGTGAACTCGCTGGCGAAGAAGGCATCCTCGTACTGCGCGAGCGACTCGGGCGTGAGCGTGCGCGGCAGCCGGACATTGCCGGTGCAGATCTCGCCGCTCGCCCACACGTTGAAGTACGGCGCGCGCAGGAGGCGCGTCTTCGGGCCCGGGCGCGCGGTGCCGGCGAGCGCGTACACGCTCCAGCTGCGGTGGCCGACGGCGAAGACCAGGCCCGGGTGCGGCACGCGTGCGGCGCGCTTGCCGATGAGCGAGGCGCCGCTCTCGTCGTCGGGCTGGTCGGCGGCGGCGCTCTTCGTGGTGTCGAAGTGCACGGTCGCGGGCGCCGGCGGCCGCCACCACACGAGCGAGCGCGCGCCGAGGTACAAGAGGCTCGGCGGCACGAAGCCCGAGAGCGTGGCCGCCTCGCCCAGCGCGCGCGCGATCTTGGCGCAGGCCTCCTTCGTGGCCGGCGCGCCGGCGCTGAGCCGCGGCCGCGCGCCGTGCTCGATGCCGTGCACGGTGGCGTACGCGGCGCCGCCGAGGTCGGATGCGTACACCAGCACCGCCGCGCGCAGGGTGTACGCGGCTGGCGTGGGGGCGGATACGGATGCGCGATTGACGCTCACGAGCGGCTCCTTCTGGCGATGAGGTCGAGCAGGTGTTCCATGCGGCGCGCGAGCGCGAGGCGGCGATCGAGCGCGTCGAGGATGCGGGGCAGGTCGTTGGCCGACTCGGCCGGCCAGAAGCCGTAGGCGCACTCGACGCCGTCGCATTCGGCGTGCTGGTGGCCGTAGTCGTCGAACACCTGGTTCGTGGGGTCGCGGTCGTTCCAGCGCAGCACGGCGGCGTTGGCCATGAAGTGCGCGCCGTTCTCGTCCTGCAGCTCGAACGTCGGCTCGGTATCGTGGCGGCGCAGGGCATCGAGCAGCTCGAGCAGCGCGCACGCAACGTAGCACTCGCGATTGCCGGGGGCGGCGTAGCGCTCGATCGCCTTGCGCGACTTGCCGCGGGGGCGCTGCACGAAGGTCGGCAGCGCGCGGTCGAAATCGGCGCGCAGCGGGATGCCGTGGTCCTTGGGCAGAGGCTCGCCGTCGGGCTGGTTGGCGCGCAGCTCGTCGAGCACCATCGTCTCGTCGGGCTCCATGCCCCACCACGCGAACTCGGCCATCCAGGCCACGGCGTTGGGCATGAGCACGGGCAGAGCGCGGCGCTGGGCCTTGTCGATCGCGACGATGGCCGATGCGGCAAGGCCGGGCGCGGCGCGCTCGAGCGCCTTCCAGCGCGGCTCGAGGTGCCAGACGGTGCCCCAGTAGTCCTCGTGCTCGGGCTGCAGCAAGACCTCGTACCGGGTGTCGTTCAGGAAGAGCCGCACGCTGCAGCGCAGGTGCCGCAGGCTTTGCGAGGCGCGATCGAGTCGCGCCTGAAGCAGGCGCTCGAGCGTGGCGAACTCGGGCAGCTTGCCGGCACGGCCCGGGATCTCGCCCTTGCCGGCGACGGCGAGCGCGAGCTTGGCGGCCAGGGGCGAGGCGTAGGCAGTGGCCACGCGCCGCGGCACCGCATGCAGGTCGGGCAGCGCGAGCATCAGGCGATCGGCGCGAGTACTTCGGCGGGCGCGGCGAGGCGGCTGCCGCCCGATCGCGTGCAGGCCTCGGCAAAGCGCCCCCAGGCGCCGAAGTCGTCGGCGTGCTTCTTGACGAGCGCCGGGTCGAGGCCGCGCTGTTGCGCGGGCTGGGGCTTGCCGGCGGCGATGGATTCGAGGCGCTCGCGCAGGCCGGCGCCCTTCGTGCCCACCGCGCGGCGGAAGGTGTACACGACCTTGTCGCCGTCCTTCTCCGGGCCCTCGATCGCGGCGTTGAGGATCTCCGGGTACGTGGCGCTGTACAGGTTGCGCACGTCGACCGGGTCGTGCTCGGGGCCCGGGTCCTCGAGTTCGATGGAGTTGTAGCGGAAGATGCGCTGCGTCATTGCGGGGTCTCCTCGGTGGTGGCGGCGGCCGCGGGCTGCAGGGCGTTGCGGTCGCGCGCGGTGTACTCGCGCTTGTTGTCGTCGACGGCGGTGATCTCGTAGCGGTCGCCCGTGCCGAACGGGTCGCCGATCTTCATCGGGGTCGTGGTGCCGCCCACGTGCTTGCCGTCGGCGGTCTTGATCGCGTACACGCCGTGCGCGGGCTTAGGGGGTGCCGGCGGCGCGCTCGCCGGCGGGCTCGGGGGCGCCGCGGCCGTGGACGGCGCGACGCGGATCTCGCGCTTCTCGGCGTCGACCGCCTCGACGGTGAACGCGCCGGCGCTGCACGAGTAGCCGTCGCCGACCTTCTTCTCGAACACGGTGACGCCGAGCTCCTTGCCGGCCTTGGTGAGCACGCGCCAGGGCTTCGGGGTCTTGTCGACCTTCACCTTCGCCGAGGGCTTCGAGGCCTTGGGCGCGGGCGCCTTGGCGGGGGCTGCCGGCTTCGGCGCCTTCGCCCCTGCCGCGGGCGCGGCGCCGCGCTCGGCGTCCTTCACGAAGTCGGGCCAACAGTTCGCCCAGAGCTTCTCGTAACGCCGGCCGGTGGCGGCCTCGCGCACGAAGAGGTTGCGGGTGAGCTTCGCGCCGTGCTTGGCCTTCAGCTTGCGGTAGTCGGCGATGCACTCGGCCTTGCCGGCGCGATCGCCGGGTGTGGCGGGCTTGGGCGCGGGCTTCTTCGCGGCCGGGCGCTTCTTCGGCGCGGCGGGGTTCGCGGGGCGGCGGGCGGGGGCTTTCTTGCTGGCGGGCTTCTTCGGGGCGGGCCTGACGATTGCGTGCCCGGCCGGGCTGTCGATCTCGATCTCGTCGTCGGGCTCGCGCTGGTCGTCGAGCCAGCGCGCGTACGCTTCGAGTTCCGCGGGCAGCTTGGCCTCGAGCGCGGAGGCGCGGCCGGAGGCCTTGAAGGGCTTCATCCCCGGCGGCGCCACGATGACGGTGAGGTGTTGCGCGTCTCCGCTCAGGTTGATGCTGACGTCATCGTGCCGCGCGATCGCGGCGATCGCGACGAGAAAGCCGGGGGCCTGCGCCCCCTGGGGCGTGTTCATCGGGTGGATCTCCGGGTTACTGGGTGAAGTTGGCGAAGACGAGGTCGGCCAGCGCTCGCGACTGCTCGGCCGAGTACCTCACCGGCGCCGCGCCGTTGAAGACGACGATCTCGTTCTGCGCGGTGATCGCGGGGAGGAAGTCGATGCGCTCGTCGCGCCTCGCCCGGCGCTGCACGCGGCGGGCCTTGCGCGCGGCGCGCTTCTTCTTCGCGGGCGCGTGGCGGCGCTTCCTGCGCGACGGCGCGGTGTCGCCGGCGATGTCCAGGCGCTGCCCGGGCAGGCCGTACACGCGGTTGACGGTGGTGCCGGCGGCGATCACCTGCTTCTCGGCCTTGAGCGTGCGCAGCAGGGCGGTGAGCGCGCGCGGCGTGCCGCCGATCTTGTCGAGCAGCGTGCGCGGCGAGCTGGGGCCGTTGGTCTTGAGGTAGGCGAGGACTTCGGTGCGGGGGTCGGACATGGGGGCTCTCAGGGGTTGGTGCGTCGAAGGAAACGGCGGTGCGCCCACATCGACGCGACGATCCCGAACGGGCCGCCGAGCAGGTAGGCGATGACTTCGGTGAGGCTGGCCTCGGGCAGCAGGCGGTACAGCCAGAGCGTGCTCGAGCCGATCAGCAGGCTCGTGAGGAACGCGGCGCGGTAGTGCCCGCCGTTCACGTTCAGGCTCTGGAAGCCGAGCGCGAACACGCTCACGAAGGTGCTGGCGAAGAGGATGGCTTCGGTCAGCATCACGAGATCCGTCCGGCCTGGTCGAGCAGGAACTCGCGCACGCGATCTGGCAGCGTGTCGAGCAGCGGGCGCGCGGCAAGGTAGGCAGCCTCGGCGGTCGGCGTGGCGGCGGTGAACTTCGAGACGATGAAGCCGCGTGCCTGCAGTTCCTCCACCAGGTCCTCGTCGTCGAAGTTCTCGAGGTCGACGTCCACGTCGACGCTAACGCTGACGGAGCGGCTCATGCCAGCCACTGCCCGAGCAGGAACATCGCCGCGCCGATCGCGATGCCGACGGTGACGCCGGCGCAGAAGCGCATCAGGCTGCGCTCGGCGTCGCGTTCCATGGCCGCGTACAGGTCGTGCAGGTTGTCGGTGCGAGGCTCGTCGCTCATCGGCGGGCTCCCTTCGTTCGGCGCGCGTGCGCCAGGTTGCGGATGCAGGTGGCGAGGGTCGGGTTGCGCATCGCCTCCTCGAAGCTGCGGCGTACGCGGCGGCGCAGGGGCACGCTCGCGTACGCGGCGCGCAGCTCGACCTCGGGGTCGGCGGGGTGCGCGAGCGGCAGCTCGGGCGCGTCGGTGTCGGCGGCGATCAAGCGGCCTCCCGCTGGGCGATCCAGGCCGCGTCGTACGCGCGGATGATGGCCTGGTGCGCGGCCTCGTCTTCCGGCTTGGGGTGGATGAAGGTCGCGTCCTCGAGCATCGCGATGCCCGGCCGCGACGGGTTGATGCGCACGAAGAACTGCATGCCCTTGTCGAGCAGGATCACGCGCGCGAGCGGCGCGCCGGGGTGCTTTGCGCGGACCTCCTCCCACGGCGTGAGCGGCGTGGCGCGGGCGGGCACGAGCGGCAGCTGGGCGCTCATGCGACCCTCGACTTGCGGCGACCGTTCAAGCTGATGGTGCGCGCGCCGCGGGCCTGGCCGATGCGGGCCTGCTCGAGGCGCCGCTGGGCCTCGCCGGTCAGCGAGATCGCGGTGCGCGCGACGTTGGTGCCGAGCATGCGCTCGCAGTCTTCGAGGGTCGGGTACGAGATCTGCGCGCCGATGCGCTTGCCGGCCAGCACGACGCGGTGCGTGCCGCGGCCCTCGTGCGCGGTGTGGTCGTGGTAGACCTCGAAGGCGGCCTTGCCGGTGCCGCGCGGGTAGGTGCGGACGTGGCGCATCAGGGCCGCCCCTCGGGCATGCCGCTCGGCGTGCGGTGGTAGGCCTGCCGGCTGCCGACGAGGAGGCACCGTGCCTCGAGCTTGCCGTCGCGCTGGGTGACGGTGATCACCGTGCGCTCGTCGTCGGTGGGTATTGGGCACTGCTCGGCCTGGTGGTGGAGCGCGAAGCCTTGATCGCGCGCGAGGTCGGCGGCGGCCCATTCGACGTAGTGCTTGCCGATCCACAACGCGGCCAGCACGATCGCCACGATCGCGAGCGTGTCGGTGATCCGGCCGAGGAGCATGCGGCGCTCGTGTACGCGGCGCGGCAGGGCGGCGGGGGCGCGCAGGAAGTGCGGGCGGCTCATGCGTCCGCCCGGACGATCTCGAGCGGCTGCGTGGCGCGCTGCAGATCCTGCGCGGCGAGCACGGCGTCGGCGTGGGTGCTGTACTCGGCGGCGTCCTTGCGCGTGGCAAGTCGCGCGCCGCCGACCATGAAGAGCGGCTGTTCGCCGCTCACGTACAGCCCGGTCTGGGGCTCCTGGAGCAGGTACTTCGGGTCGTGCTTCTGGCCTCGGGCCATGGTGCCCTCCGTCGATTGGACGGGGGGCAACTTATCATGAAGATAAATTAAAAGTCAATCTCCGTGATAACCATGCCGTTTTAGGGCTTCAGCAATGCCTCCACGGGCGCCCTAGCGCCCCGCAAGTCAAACAGCACTTCAGTGGTTTCGCCTGTGTCGAGATACAGCCGGACACGGAGCTCTGATCCAGTGACGATTTGGTTAAGGATCCCGGTCTCGAGCTGCAAATTTGCGCCCAGGCGCCAAGCGCTTAGGCGTGGCAAGTTGATCCGCTGGCGCTGCATGGTGGGCCCGAATTCCGGGAAGTCCTGAATGTCGATAGCTGTTTGGCGATCAACGCGCAGCATCGGAGCGCGGGCGGCCATCGTGGGATGCGGCGGTGGTGGGACATGGATGGTCAACCAGACCGCGCCGTCGGCTCGCTTGGACAGCGCCAGCACATAGCCGCCAGCGACAGTCTGCGCGCTCATCGTTCGCGCGTCGGTCATCGAATCAATGGCCTCGACAAGCCGCCAGTCCGACGCGATAGCTGGAGTTGCAAACGCGACCGCGGCGATCAGTGAGGCGATGCGCATCAGAACTCCATGATCGCCTGCACCAGCACTCCGCAGACCACGGCGTCGTCTCGCATCTCGAGTGTCGGGTACTGGGGATTCAGCGGCTTTAGATAGAACCGGCCCGCGTCCTTGACGAGCTGCTTAAACGTGCACTCCGTGTCGTGATTCTGTCGCACCACGACGAACTGACCTGGGTTTGCGGTGCGCTCTGGGTCGACGACGATCACGGTGTCTGGTGGAAAGCTGGGGTTGCCGTTCGGATTGACCATCGAGTCGCCGACGACTCGCAGCGCATAGGCATGAGGGCTCATCCTCGAGCTAACGGGGATCCATCGCTCGGCGTCGCCCGCCTGCAGGTTGTCGATCACGTCAGCCCAATTCCCGGCCTGCACCCACGAGATCAAAGGCACTTGGGCGCGCAGATCGGGTCCGTCCTGCACGTTGTACGGCGCATTTTCCTGCTCGAGAAGCAATTGCGAGTGCGGGACATCGAGCCAGCCGACGGGGCGCTTGAACGCTGCCTCCACGCGACGGGCAATAACGGGGCCGATGTCGCGGGTCGGATTACGGCCGGCGATCTGCGACAGCTGAGAGCTGTCCATGTCCAGGATCTTCGCGGTCGCAGCGTGACCGCCCGCGCCGTCGATCAAAAGGCGAAGGTTGGATAACCGAATTTCGGCGGAGGTTTGCGGCTTTCCCACCGCCCCAAGATACGTTGATTTATCAATGGGATAAATGCTCTCCTTGCTAAGCGAGTTATCTCCATGATAAGTTTCGCGCTCCATGACCCTTGCCGAATATCTGCGATCACTGAAGCCCGAGCAGCGGGCAAAGCTTGCCGCCGCTGTCGAGCGCCATGAGGGCTACCTGTATCTCGTTTCCGGCGGCCACCGCCGTGCCAGCCCTGAGCTGGCGATCGCAATCGAGAGGGAGTCCGGCGGGGCGGTGAAGAGGTCGGATCTTCGGCCCGACCTCTGGGAGCGGGCGGCTTGAGGTCAGCAGCCTGCCAGGAACTCCTCGGCTCGGGAGTCGTACACGTCCCGCACTCCGGGATAGGTACGCAACTCGATCGACGAGCCGCCCGGCCGCGGGAGCACGTTGGCCACGGCGAGCACGCCACCGGCGTCGCGCACGACCCAGTGCACCTGGTAGTGACCGGCCTCGGCCAGTTCGCGCAGGCTGGCACGCCACGCCGGCGTCCGGCGCTCGATGTTCTGCGCCACGCAGTTTGCCGCCGCGCGCGAAGGCTGCGCGCTGATCCGCTCGTAGCGGTACCCATCGCGTTGCAGCTCCTCGATCGTCATCGCGCACCCGCTGGCCAGAGCCGCTGCCAGTACCAGTAATCCCCGCATTCCGGCCTCCGTCGAGAACAACAAGATGCCCAACTCTACGCCCGCCCAGCACGAAAAGTGCACCGAGGAGCTGAAGATCAGGCTCCCGGAGTCGATGCGCGACCTGCTGATGCGCCTCGCCTACGCCGAGGATCGCGCGCCTTCCGAGTACGTCCGCCACGTGCTGGCCATGCATCTCTACGGTCATGCCCGGCAGCTTGCAGAAGAGTCGCCGGCGGGGGCAGGCCCGAATGTTCCCTCCGAGGGACCACGAAAAAAACCCGGGGCCTGAACGCGTGTCGATCTACCTCGGCCTTCCGGCCCGGTTTCGCTCTCCCACCCATGCGGCGGCCGAGATCGCCGCGCTTGACAGCGCCGGCGATCGCCGCGCCCTGCTCGAGCAGGTGCCGGCCGGCGGCTGGCGGCGCTGGGTGCTGCACGAGGCGAAGATCGCGATCGCGGCGCGCATCGTCGACATGCCGCGCAAGGCCGACCGGCAGGACGCGCTCGCCGCGGTGCCGGACGACTGGCGCGACGAGGTGAAGACCCACGTGCTGCGCCTCTGGAAGGCGGCCGAGATCCGCGCGCGCCACCACGCCATGGAAAGCGAGGCGGCCTGATGGCGACGCTCGACCAGGTTGTCGCCCAGATGATCGCGGCGGACATGCCGCGCATCGAGGGGCACGACCTGCGCGTCGACGGCCGCGTGCATCGCTACGGCCGCGAGAAGAAGGCCTGGTACGTGCTGCACGAGTTCCTCGCCCGCAACGGCCGGCGGGTGATCGTCGGCGCGTTCGGCATCTGGCGCGGCACCGACAACGGCGCGATCAAGGTGCAGGCCGACTGGACGGGCATCGAGCCCGACGAGTACCAGCGCCTGCAGCGCGCCCAGGCGGCGAACGACGCGCGCGAACGCGAGAAGCGCGAGGCGCGCGCCCGCTTCGCCGGCGGTCGTGCGCGCCAGCAGTGGCAGGGCGGCCGCGCGCGCCTCGCCGAAGGCGGCGTCTGCGAGTACCTGCAGAGGAAGCGCCTGCAGTGGGAGAACGGCCTGCGCATCGGGCCCGACGGCGCGCTCTACGTGCCGATGGTGCGCTACGACGTCACCGAGGACCAGGAGGCCGACGCCGCGTACACCGGCCCGCGGCGCCTCGCCGGCCTGCAGAAGATCGCGCCCGATGGCTCGAAGCGCTTCAGCCGCGGCATGGACCCGATCGGCACCGCGTGCCGCTTCGGGCCGAAGGCCAAGGACGGCGAGATCCTGCTGCTCGGCGAAGGCCTCGCCACGGTGCTCTCGGCGCACCAGGCGCTCGAGCGGCAGTACGCGTCGTTCGTCGCCTTCACCGCCGGCAACCTGCTGCCGGTGGCGCGGATCCTGCGCGAGCTGTACCCGCGCTCGCCGATCCTGATCCTCGCCGACGACGACGCCTATCTCGAGGCGCAGCTGAACAAGCGCCTGCGCTCGGACTACGGCGTGCGCGAGCTGTACAAGGTCCTCGATGCCGAGCGCACGTTCGCCGGCGACGCCGGGCCGGTGGTGGTGCGCGCCGACCTGCAGGAGGATTCGCGCGGCACGCCGCTCCTCACCGCTGGCGTGCGTGTCGGCGACAAGCTGCGCACGTTCACGTGCACCAACGCCGGCCGCGCCAAGGCCTGGGAGGCGGCGGGGCAGGTGGGCAACGCGTGGGCCGTCTGGCCGGTGTTCGCCGAGCGCGTGCTCTCTACGGATCCGGAAGCCGCGAGGCTCACTGACTGGAACGACCTGCACTGCGCCGAGGGCCTCGAGCCGGTGGTGGCGCAGCTTGGCGACGCGCTGAAGGCGATCGAGGACGCGCACGCACTGTCGCGCGCGCTCGCCGGCGGCCAGCCTGCCGACGCGCCCGAAGGGGCTCCGCCCGCGGGCGGGAAGGGCGGCGGCGACGAGCCGGACTGGCAGCTGCACGGCCGGCTGGTGAAGCGCTTCACGCTGATCGAGCGCTCCGACACCGCGTACGACGCCGAGCGCGGCGTGCTCTGGCGCATCGCGCACATGCGCCTGACGTTCGGCGCCGGGGTGGTGAATCGATGGCTGGCGTCTGCGCGGCGGCGCTCGGTGGATCTTTCCTCGGTGGTCTTCGACCCGCGCGGCGAGGCGGATCCCGAGACCACGGTGAACCTCTTCCGCGGCATCGAGATGAAGCCGAACGAGGCCTCGTGCGAGAAGCTGCTGAAGCTCCTGCGCTACCTTTGCGGCGAGGACCACGAGGGCGAGCATTACCCGATCTCGGACTGGGTGCTGAAGTGGATGGCGTACCCGCTGCAGCACGTCGGCGCGAAGATGAAGACCGCCGTCGTCATGTTCGGCCCGGAGGGCACCGGCAAGAACCTCTTCTGGGGCGCGCTGAAGTCGATCTACGGCCGCTACGCCGCGCTGATCACGCAGGCCGAGCTCGAGGACAAGCACAACACCTGGCTCAGCGCGAAGCTCTTCCTGATCGCCAACGAGGTCGTCACGCGCGCCGAGATGTCGCACCACGTCGGACGACTGAAGAACCTCGTCACCGAGGACGAGGTGTACATCAACCCCAAGATGGTCGACCAGCGCTACGAGTCGAACCACGTCAACCTGGTCTTCTGCTCGAACGAGTTCCAGCCGCTGAAGATCTCGCCGGGGGACCGGCGCTACATGGTGATCCGCACGCCGCGCGCGCTGCCGGAGGGCTTCTACCGCGAGATCGGCGCCGAGCTGAAGGCGGGCGGCGCGCGAGCGCTGATGCGTTATCTCCTCGAGCTCGAGCTGGGCGACTTCACCGAGCACACCAAGCCGATCGAGACCGAGGCGAAGCGCGACCTCGTCGAGATCGGCATGTACCCGTCGCAGCTCTTCTGGCGCGAGCTGAAGGAGGGCATCGTGCCGTTGCCGTACGTGCCCGCGCTCACGCTCGACGTCTATCGCGCGTACACGATCTGGTGCGCCCGCCAGGGCCACAAGATGCCCGAGGCGCTGCACCGCTTCACGCCGGCCTTCATGTCGATGAACGGCGTGCGCAGGGTGGAGGCGCGCCTGCCGCATCCGGCCCGGCCGATCGAGGCCGTGGCCGACGAGGAGAAGCTGCCGAAGCATCGCGTCTTCCTCATGGGCGACGCGCTGCCCGATCCCGGTGCGGAGCGCCAGCGAAGGCTGCGCGGCATCGACGAGTTCCACCAGGCGCTGCGCGACTACGCGGCCGAGTCAGGGCACCGGCTCGAAGAGCACGCGGGTCGATCCAAGCGCGAGGAGGCCGTCTGATGGCGACGGTGGCGAGGGCAGGTCCGAGGGTGGCGAGGGCTGTGGATAACGAATCCAGCCCTTTGATTCAACGAACAATGCCGAGGGTGGCGAGGGCACCTCGTGCAGGCGCGCGCGAGTGTGCGTGCGGGCGTGCGGGCGGGCGCGCGGGCGCGCAGGCCCGGGCCCGCGCGCATACGCGCGTACACGCGCGCGCGGACCCTCGCCACTCTCGCCACTCTCGGCTTCGAGAGAAGAAACAAGGGTTTGGTGGTGGCGAGGGCATGGCGAGGGTGGCGAGGGCTGTGGACAACTGGAGGACACGATGACGCTGGCAGCAGAGAAACCCGGGATCGTCGAGCGGCTGGGCTCGGCGTTGCAGAGCACGAACCTCGCGCCGAACGCCGAGCGCGACATGCCGATCGACCTGATCGCCGCGCTCGGCATGCTGCAGGCGAACCCCGACGGCGCAGGCCACGGCGAGCGCGAGCACGCCTCTATCGACCCGTCCGCCGAGCTCGGCGCCGTGCTGCTGCGGCTCAAGTTCGGAGGCGACACCACGCTCGGCGAGCGCGGCGTGCACCTGCTCGCCCGCTGGATCCGCGCCCAGCGCGCGTTCGGCCGCTGGAAGCTCAGCCGCGACGGCGCCGACATCGTCACCCGCTTCGCCCGCCAAGGCCTCGCCGAGTGGCTCTATCCCACCTGCGACGTCTGCCACGGCCGCCAGGTGCTCGGCATGGAGCGCGACAACGTCGTCGAGCGGCGGGTGCGATGCTCCGAGTGCAAGGGCGAGGGCCAGCGCCTGTTCAAGACCAAGACCGGCGCGCGCGTGCTCAGGCAATGCGAGCCGTGCCACGGTCACGGCACGCGCACGCGGCGTGCGTTCGTCACCGGCAAGCCGAGGCCGTGCCATGCGTGCGCAGGCACGGGCCACCGTCGGCGTGGCGTGGACGGTGAGCGCATCCGTGCCCTTGGTGTTCCCGCTCACGTCTACGAGCGGCACTGGGTGAAGCGCTTCGCCTGGCTCGATGCGTCGTTCGATCGCGTCAACGATCTCGACAAGAGGGGCTTGCAAATCCAGATGAGCAGGCGTACAACGCCGACCTCAGCGAGCAGGAAGTAGTTCCGTTCACCCCCTAGAGGGTGTCGGCGGCAGGGTCCACGGGGACATAAGAAAACCACAACCGAGCCCCGCGGATGTCAGTAGCCCTCGCTCGCCCATAGCCAACGCACCACCGACCCGCCCGGGTCCTCCCAGCGCCCCAGCTCCACGCGGGCGCCAAGAC